GATTATCAACCAGGAACTGTTTTAGTGTTCGGTGGAGACAACGAAGTTACAACCACGCCAACCAAAGGTGACAGACGCGTTGCAGGAGTTGTAACAACAAACCCTGCACACTTGATGAACAGCGCACTCAAGGGCAAACATGTTATCGGACTTGCATTACAGGGGCGTGTACCCTGTAATGTACTAGGAAAAGTTTCCAAGGGCGACATACTGGTTACAGCAGCTAAAACGGGTTATGCAATAGTTGACAACAATCCAGCCGTTGGAACTATAATTGGGAAGGCAGTATCTGAAAAGTTTGATGCAGGATACGGAACTGTTGAAGTAGTAGTAGGAAGAGTATAATGGTACAAAAAACAATTAATATCGGATCAGGTCCAAACGAAGGAAATGGTGATACACTAAGAGTTGCTATGGATAAAGTAAATGATAACTTTGACGAAATCTACAAGGGTCCAGTTATTTTAACCCAAGCAGAAATTGACCTGTTAACTCCAGAAGTCGGCATGATGGTATACAATGAATCGACTGGAAAGTTTCAAGGATATGCAAGAGACAACAGTACTCCTGGCTGGATAGACTTACATTAAAATACCATAAATATTTAAAACGGAGAACACAATGGCACTAGAACAAATTAATGTAGGTAATACACTAAATGACGGAACAGGCGATGACCTAAGGGCTGCGTTTATTAAAATTAATCAAAACTTTCAAGGACTAGACGTTCTATCTGCTGTAAACACAGGTACCTCCGGTGCCGAAGTTTATGCCGGCGCAATAGATGGAGTTGCAAACTTTAGGAAATTAGTTGCTGGTAATAATATTGCACTAGACCAGCTTGCTAACACTATTGTTATCAATGGTGTAGCAACCAGCAGTCGATTTTCTATTACAGGTGATACAAGTAGTTTAATTGCAGGGAATGGAATTAATTTAAATATACAGGGCGCAAATGGTATAGTTGTAGGAGCCGATGCTAATACAAATACTATTATGATAACAAGCGGAATAAGTTCTCTTAATCAATCACTTGATGCAGACAACAACGACATATCCAACGTAGGAACATTAGCAACTGATAATATTATTCCTACCAACATAAACGGGCTTGATTATAATACTATCATAGGAAGATACATCGAGGGGTTTGATTTTGGAACGTTTAATGTTAATTCGTTTAGTATTCTTGATTGGGTAGTAAGAGAAATTGGAGTCGAGCTGGGCACATTTTCTAATCCATCTCCTGTGTTAATCGACTTAGGTAACATTGTATAAGGAGTTATAATATGCTGCCAGAATGGACCGTGGCTACAAATCACGAGCTAGGAATAATACAAGAACGAAATGCGGTCAATATAGCTTTACCGTTGGCCAACACCTCGGGGATTACCACATCTATTATTAGTGGAGCACTGCCGGCCGGCTTACGACTCGAGGAAAATAGCATTGTCGGAAGACCTTTTGAAGTAACTACTAACAAGCTGAGCAATTTTGTTATAAGAGCCGTAGGTTCTGACGGAATTGCAGACAGAACATTTAATGTGATTATCCACGGTCCTGATGAGCCAGTGTGGATCACAGCCGAAGGAAACTTGCCAGTTGGTCCTAACAATGTGTTCTTCATTCTGGACAGTAGTATAATTGATTATCAACTGTTGGCAACAGACACAGATTTGCCAGCAGGTGATACACTGCAATATTTTGTTGCAGACGGAAGTGGAGACTTGCCGCCGGGTATTGAACTTACATTAGGCGGAAGGCTAATTGGCGTTGTTGATCCTCTGCTTGCACTAGACCGAAACATAATAAACGGAGGATATGACGTTCCGGTATACGGAAGCTTTCCGTTTGATTATAGCGTGGTGAGCAACAGTGGATTAGATAGTTTCTTTTATGATACTACATTGTATGATTTTAGCATTCCAACGCAGAATCCTAAAAAGCTTAATAGAAGATACGAATTCGAAGTAACTGTAACAGATGGCGATGATTTTGTAAAAAGACGATTTCAAATATACGTTGTTGGTGACGACTTTGCAAGAGCCGATAACACTATAATGAAAGCTGCTGACGGCGTGTTCACTGCAGACATGACGTATGTAAGAGCTCCGATTTGGCTAACACCAGCAGACCTTGGTGTCAAACGTGCAGACAATTATATTACTGTTTATTTAGATACTCTTGAAACAGCGGATGTTACAGGAGAATTGTTTTACTTCTTGGAATCTTATAATCCAGACGGTACTCCTAGTTTACTGCCTTCTGGGATGGCAATTGATCAGCTAACTGGCGAAGTAGCAGGTCGAGTTTCTTATCAGCCAGCAGTTACTAGGGAATATAAATTTACAGTATCTGCTCAGAGATTTAATAAGTTAACAGGAGTGGTTACAGTCTTTGGATCGTACGTGTACGATGTGCTAGCAGGAAACACTACTATTAGAATAGGAAAACTTTCAACTTCCTTTACTGATGGCCTGAGTGATTTACAGAACCTAGTTGATAAAAAAATTGTCATTGAAGGTACAGGGTATATTGTTGAGTCAGTTAACAATAGTAATCGAAATTATGATACAATTACACTAACTACTCCTCTTCTGCCTACATATATTGCACCACCGTTAACAGTCAACCGAACTGCCAACGGGACAGACTTCTTTTTTATAGAGAGTTTGTCGTATAACAATATCGATTTTTACTCTGGAAAAAGCTTAAACTTTGGCAGCAACGAATCATATCAAATTGACAACATCTATCCTTACATTGAATGGAAGATCACTTCGCCGTCTGCCTTAGAGATAGACGAAAACATGCTCAATGGCAGTACATTGGCGGAACATTTAAGTACACCCATTTACCCTGCATACATTACCAATGTGTCTAGTACCGAGATTGTATTACTTATCCCAGCTATTGCTAGAAACAGAATCACCACAAATATCAAACAGTTATTTTATAATGCAGATAGCAGTAATGTAACTGCTGAAATTATTGCAGATGTTGACAGAGTTGCTGTTGACAATGCGTTAACACGGGTTTTTAACAAAGGCCGCACGTTGAGTTTTGGTACTTACACTGGCGGCTTCTTTACTAGGGCGTTTGCAAGAAACGAAATCGAAGCTGCTAAATCAGATAAGACATTTACGCTTAGATTACTCGGAGAAGTTGACAGTACTATTTCCTGGTTGACCAATGCTGACTTAGGAACTCTGCAGGCAAACAGAGTTAGCACTATTAGTGTTAATGCCACTACCTCAATCCCTGGGGGATTTTTAAGATACGCATTAGTCGAAGGCAGTCTTCCACCGGGAATTGTGCTCAAGGCCGACGGAGAACTAGTTGGAAAGGTTCCTGTTAACGGAACTCCAACAGCGCCAGGATTAACCTTTTTCGATACAGGACAAACTACGTTTGACGGAGGTACATCCACACTTGATAGAGTTTATACGTTTAGTATAATTGCCAGAGATAGATTTGGATTTAGTGCAATATCGCAGGAATTTACTTTGAGAATTAGCGACTTGGACAACTTGACATACAGTAATATCTTTGTTAGACCATTTTTAAATAGCACACAACGACAATCATTCACTTCACTTATCAACAATTCAACACTTATTGATCCTGAAAACGTTTACAGACCAAGTGATCCAAATTTTGGCGTGCAACTAGATCTCAAGTCTTTGATCTATGGCGGAATTGAAACATCTAGTATAGAAACCTTTGTAAGTGCCGTTGCTAAAAATCACAAACGCAAAAAGTTCTTTATGGGAAAACTTAAAACAGCAGTTGCTAAAAAGCCAGGCACATCCAACATTGTCTACGAAATTGTTTATATTGACTTGATTGATCCTGCGCATCCTTTTACAGGTCACACTAGGAATTCGTTTAGTATCAACAACGGTGCAAATAAAATTACAGCAGACACTAGTAGATATAATGCATTGGACGACATCCCTAGTGATCCTAGGAGATATAGGCCAGCTACTGCAAATTCAATAACTGCCGATAGTGATGCAATAAAAATTTCGCAAAGTAGAGATGTAAAAAAGTATATTGCTAATATCGATAACATGCGAGAAAACATCAAAGCAACAGGAACAAGTTCGCGAGACTTCTTGCCCTTATGGATGAGAACGGCACAAGATGGTGGGCAAGTTGAGCTGGGTTATGTTTTGGCAATTCCACTAATTTACTGCAAGCCAGGAACTAGTAAGTTTATACAACAAAACATATTAAACGCCGGGTTTGACTTTACAAGTATTAACTACGATATAGATAGGTACATAGTTGACACTACAACTGGCAACAGCAACGAACAATATATATTGTTCGCAAATTATCAATTCAACGTGTAACAACGATAAATAATTAAAAGTTAAGGATTAACAAATGGCCAGTAAACTTATTAGTACAACAATAGACGAAAACTTCCCAGTAGCAGGGCAAGACAACGACAGTCAAGGATTCCGTGACAACTTCAATATTGTCAAGACAGCATTGGGTATTGCAGGGGCGGAAATTACAGAATTACAAGAAGAATCTGTATCCAAAGTTGTCGACAACAACTTTGGTAATAATTCAATTATACAAGCTAATTTTCAATCGTGTACAGTTGAATCAAACCTAACAGACGCAAATATTCCGTTAGTAGGCTCGGACTTAAATATTAGTTGGATAGACGGCCCGTCAGTATACGTTGTATCGGTTGATAACGATAGAACATTTAATATTTCTAATATGCCAGATGCGCAATATGCAGTAATGAGATTTGTTTTACTAGCCGACGATACACCTAGAAACGTTATATTTTCTCTTGTAGATGGCACAGTAAAAGTTGGAAGTAACTCTGTTAACCCAGTGGTAGTAACATCATCAACTAATCCAGTTGTTGTTGAAGTTTTCAGTTATGACAACACAGTATTATTTTTAAGAACAATTGGTGAGTTTTCTTAATGCATCCTAATTTACAAGATCTGTTAGCAATGACAGATCGCGATATCGAAAGTAAGATTGCAAGATTGAATTCTATTTACTTTATGACAACAGACGAAGATGTTCGACACCAAATGATATTGTTGCTGGATACGTTTAAAGTAGAGCAACAAACTCGCACACTGGCTGCAAAGAAAAAACAAGCAGAAAACCGCAAACCCGGCGATAATGATCTTGACAGTTTAATAAGAGTAAGCTAATATAAGCTATGCTCTTAAAAACTGACGACCTAGGGGTCCTACGATTTAACAATAGAAATTTAATGGATATGATTTACCACGGACACTTGGAAAAGTGTCATATGGTCCTCTGTGATCCAAGCGACGATGTTGACAAGTTTAATGCAAGGGCAGAGGAACTAGGATGCAATCTACTTATGCAGTATGTGCCGATTGATGTTGACCAAAAGACCTTTGACGGAGTATGTCAGAGTGAATGGTACATGCCAGCCGAGTACAAGAATTTGAATCTGTTATCCTACCTTAGAAACGCATGTGCAGCTCGTCTAGGATGCACTATAAACGAATTAGATCGTTATCCAAATTGGAATAGAACACTACAAGAATTAACAGAGTTTATCCAAAGAGGTATGGAAAACGTGCTACGTTATATGGTTTATCTTGTGGACTTTATGCGCAAAAACGATATTGTATGGGGTGTGGGCAGAGGCAGCAGCGTTTCGAGTTACGTATTGTTTTTAATTGGTGTACACCGAATTGACAGTGTTGAACACAACCTAGACTGGAAAGAATTTCTAAGATAAAGAATTGTATTCCAGATGTTCAATTACTGATTGACACTAGTCATAAGTAATGTTACATTATAAGGAGATATAAATGAAACAATCAGGTCGTAAAGTCTATAGAAGTGCTAATGGTAAGAACATTGACCTTGATCTCTTGATTTCTCGAAACGAACTAACTCCAGCAGTCGGTAATGCCAAAGTTAACGCACGCGGCGACGAACTAGGACCAGGTGGAAGAATAGTTCGAAAAAAAGAAGACGTATTAAAGGACTATTACACTCAGCAGTCAGGAGTAGCAGACGAACCTGTTATGAAGCAGACAACACTGTCTACGCCTCCATCTGAAGTAGTAGTAAAAAAAGAAATTGAGAAGCCAAAACCTACTACTGCACAACTCGACAAGTGGATCGAGGACGACGATGGAAATTTTGTTCAAGACAAATCTAAAAGTTCTACAGCTAAGAAAAGGTGATTAATGGCAGGAAATTTTAACAAGGTTTTTAAAGGTGATTTAAAACCCATACACGACAGAGTTATTGTAAAAGACATGCATTTTGGAGAACAAAAAACTCAAAGTGGATTGATTATAGGCGATGATAACGGAACAACGCGCGGCGTTTATGCACGTTGGGGACAAGTTCACGCCAAAGGAGCAACCAATAAAGACAGCTATAGTGTTGGCGATTGGATCCTAGTTGAACATGGTAGGTGGACCAGAGGTCTGAATGTCGACAGCGGATCCGGGCCTACTGAACTGCGCATGGTTGATCCAGCCGCAGTCATGGGGTGGCAGTCTGAAAAGCCAACTGGGTTAACATTTGGCAAAGAATACAAAGACGGAGAAGGCGCAACGTTTGATCCACAAGATTTTGTGAGAGTGTAATGGTAAAATTTTATAAATTATTAAATAATATTAGAATTTATTCAGAAAATGCAGTTGATCCAACTACAAATGTTGAGGGTACTAGGTTTTTTCATATTAAAAAAGACGGTAACCCACAATACTTCCAGTGTAGATGTAGTGGCGAGATCTATACCGGGTGGGCCGCGTCTGTGTTAGAAGAAACAATCGATAAAGAATTAACAGCAGAAATAGAGAAGCATTTTATGACTACACATTACATCGAAACTGGCGATTTACCGACAGAAGAAGCTAAAGAATTTGTAGAATCTTACTACGCAAAGCATATAGAACCAGTGACTCCATTTAAAGATATTGATAACTTTCAAATAGCATGCGATCAATTACCTAGTAAAGAAAATTACAACATGTACCTCAGTTTGATTGAGGAAGAATATGGTGAGTTGCAAGATGCTATTGACGACAATGATAAAGTAGAGCAACTAGATGCACTTATAGATATTCTAGTTGTAACTATGGGTGCTATTCGAACAGGTGGATTCGACGGCGAAGGCGCGTGGAAAGAAGTAATGCGCACCAACTTTGCCAAGGTAGACCCCGAAACAGGAAAAGTAAGGCGCCGTGAAGACGGGAAGATATTGAAACCGACCAATTGGCAAGGTCCAGCACTAGCACAATTTATAAAGTAACTTCTAAACTTTAACTTGACTCCTTGATGATCGCATGTTAATATATGTTATTATCAAGGAGTTTTTTTATGGCCTTACATGGCACAATTGATTTGGAGACATTGGATGTTGTCCCAAGCGCGACAGTATTAAGTTTAGGTGCTGTAAAGTTTAACCCGTTCAGCATGACTGCTGAACCACATTCAGAACTGTATCTTAAAATATTAATAGACGATCAAGACAAACTGGGCAGGACCAGCAGTGACAGCACAATTGCATGGTGGGGGAAACAAGACCCTGCTATTATGGAAGAAACTTTTGACCAGACAGGCGCTGTCACTGTTGAAGAAGCCCTTCAACAAGTAAGCAAATGGAGCATGGGAGTAGATGAGTTCTGGGGCCAAGGTTATGGCTTTGACTTTACAATGCTAGAAGATATGTATCGCAGCATCGGAAAACCTATTCCGTGGCAGTTTTGGCAGGTAATGGACAGTCGGACAATTACTAGACGCATGCCCAAGGACCCGCGCAAGGATATGCAAACTTCTTTGCACAACGCACTGGCCGATGCATACTACCAAGCAAAGTCAATTCAAATTATGTTTGATCACAACGGATGGAAAAAGTGACAACAGTCGATCTACAATCATTAAACAACGAAGTCGGAATAGGAACGTTGGAAGCTGTTCAGTGGTTATTGTTTAATCACGGGCCCATAAGTGAAGGCAAGTGGGACATGAAAGAACTAAGATACGTAACTTTTAAAAACGGCATTGATGCAACCTACTTTATATTGAAATGGAGTTAATACGTGGATAAACACCGATTACAGGAATTAGCTGGCAACGCGCCAGTGCCGCTACCTATGCGATGGTTTGATTACTATGCAGTGTTTATAGTTGCTGACTGGTCATCGGTCTTGTTATTCACTGGTATTAATTACGAAGGCACTTACCGGATTGCACCAGTGCTGCTTGTAGGTGCTGCTGTTCTACTAATTCAAGCATGGATTAAAATTTATTGTCCATTTCGAAGAGAACAAGAGCTAAAGAGGTTGTACAAATTCAATGACCAAGGATAATGTCCAAACGTTTGAAACAAAGATTGAAAACTTAAAATAAAGGAACAGCAATGGATAGCTTAGAAGATAGACTAACACAGTTAGCAGGCAGGCTAACAAAACTCGAAGAGCATTATACCAACACTACCAAAGAAGAGCTGACAGCCGAAGAGAAAGCACTCCTTGAGCAGTTAGATGCCACAATTAATTCATTGGACGAAGTATACCAAGAAGAAGCGGCTGCTAGACATGAACAAGCAGCGGATCCGCAAGACAAAGATGGGAACAGCATATGAAAGAATTATGGACAGACAAGTACCGGCCTAAAACAATAGATGGGTATGTGTTTCGCGACGACCAGCAACACTCGCAGGTAAAACAGTGGATAACCGGAAAGTCAATTCCGCATTTGATCTTATCTGGTACAGCGGGCACAGGAAAGACGTCAATGGCTAAAATGCTGATACACGAGCTTGATGTAGAAGACATGGATGTAATGGAAGTTAACGCTAGTAGAGAAACTGGAATTGACTTCATTCGTGATAGAATTGTTCCGTTCCTCAACACTATTCCATGGGGTGATTTCAAGGTAGTACTGTTAGACGAAGCAGACCGGCTGTCACCGCAGGGACAAGATTCACTGAAAGGTATCATTGAACAGTATTCTCCGTATGCTAGATTTATTATGACCACCAATAAGCCTAACATGATATCTCCGCCGTTGCACAGTCGATGCTTGCAATTCCACTTTGCTAAAATTGACCAAGTTGAATTTACTGCAAGAGTGGCACATGTTCTTATAGAAGAAAAAATACAGTTTGACATCGAAACGCTGGACAAGTATGTTAAAATTACATACCCTGACTTACGGAAATGCATCGGTCTTATACAAGAGAATTCGATCAATGGATCTCTTACCTCTGCTGAGAAAGCTGACACCGGAATAGCTGACTGGAAAGTTAAAATGGTTGACTTGTTTAAAGAAGGCAAGATACACGATGCACGAAAGTTATTGTGCGGAACTGTTCGTTCAGACGATATGGAAGAAATTTATCGTTGGCTGTACGACAACATCGACTTGTTTGGCGAAGAAGAAAAACAGCAAAACGCAACACTTATAATCAAGCAGGGCCTAGTGGATCATACACTTGTGGCTGATCCTGAAATTAACCTAAGTGCAACCTTAATTAGATTGGCAAGATTAGATGTCTGATAGAAAATTAAAGTTTATTTGGAAAACAGTATTAACTGCTATAAAATTTCCGTTTTTGATTTATATAGGAGTACTTCCATTTATTACAATATTTGGGCTTGCTCGAGGAATGCCTTTTCTTCCGGTGATGCTTACCCTATTATTAATTGTTGGAATAATTTCCGAAGTAATTAGTGCTATACTACAAGCCAGAGATGTATTATTTCTTGAAAATAAGGATATGATTGCTACACTAAAAGGCAAGGAATGACGTATATTGTAAACAATTTGGAGGATACACTAAATGCATCACACATTACATAAACATACGCAAGTATGTTCCGATCAGGGCCGGCAGTCCTGTATAGGAGGCTTTGGCGGACTATGACATATATTGTAAACGACGCTTGCATTATGTGCAAGTATACAGATTGTGTTGAAGTCTGCCCTTAGCCAGTAGATTGTTTCTACGAAGGAGAGAACATGTTGGTCATACATCCGGACGAATGCATTGATTGCGGAGTGTGCGAGCCCGAATGTCCTGCAGATGCAATACTTCCTGACACTGCGCCAGGAGCAGAAGAATGGGTCGAATTCAATCTCAAATATTCTGAGATATGGCCTGTTATTATTAGTAAGAAAGACCAATTGCCGACTGCTGTCGAAATGGACGGAAAAGAAGGTAAAATGAAATATTTTTCAAAGGAACCCGGAAATGAAGATGAATAGAATATGGAAGAAATTTTTTAGCACAGTGCTTGAGACAATAGCAGTTGGACTAATATGGATTGCAGGCTGCGGCGCCATCTTTGGCATTATTAGTTCTACACTGTATTTTGGGTTAGGAGTAAGCAACATAAACATTATAATGTCACTGTCATTTGTATTACCACTTGTTCTAGGAGGTATATCATTTGCATTGCGGATAGTTTATATAGAGTCTAAGTACGAAGTTGAAAAAGAAAATCAAAAATTAATGAGAGACATAAATTGATTAGAGCAATACTAGCATGCGACGACAACTGGGGGATTGGCAAAGACGGTGGTTTGCCGTGGCCACATAATCCTGCGGACTTAAAATGGTTCAAGGAATGCACAGTTGGTGCAGTGGTTGTAATGGGCAAGTCTACCTGGGACAGCTTACCGGTCAAGAGTCGGCCGTTGCCCAATCGCAACAACGTAGTAATCACCAGCAGTGTGATGGACAAAAATGGCCCGTATCATTATTTAACATTTGACGCTGCGACCAGTGGACTAATTGCAATGTCCAAATTACAACATGTGTGGGTCATCGGCGGCGCCCAATTAGTTAATGGATTACTTCCGATCATTAACGAGATATGGCTGAGTCGTATTGATGGCACATTTGACTGCGATGTTGCACTTCCGGCAGAATTAATCAAAGAAAAGTTTCTTCTGGACGCAACTACACCCGGCACAGATATCAATATTGAAAAATGGATCAGAGACAGTGACTAAAGCCGTGATAAAAAGCCACCGGTGGGATTATTACCTCTTCTAACTAATGAACAAAAATACAAAGCATTAAATTGCACAGATAATTTATATTTTGGCCCAGCCGAATATCTTATAAATAAATTATCTAAAGATACAGGAGACGAATAAGATGAAACATCTAGAAGAATTAGTAAGTGATAAAGAGCAGGTAATTGATGATAAAACTGCAACATTCCTTTCATTAAAGTATGGTGACGATTGGAGAGAAGAGTTAATTGATAACTATTACGTTGACGAAGGCATGCCAAGTAAGGCAAGAAGTATTGCCCTCGAAATTATTTTAAAACACGCAGGAGTTAAATAAGATGAAGCAATACCATGAAGCTCTAGAATTTATTCTAGCCAACGGCAAAGATCGCGACGACAGAACAGGTACAGGTACACGTGGAGTATTTGGATATCAAATGCGATTTGATTTACGCAAAGAATTTCCAGCAGTGACTACTAAGAAACTTGCATGGAAAAGTGTTGTTTCGGAATTGCTTTGGTTTTTAGAAGGCAGCACCGACGAACGTAGGCTTGCTGAAATACTATACGAAAAACCAAGAGAAGAACTAATAGGCAAGAATACCATATGGACTGCCAACGCAGACAAGCAGGCGCGAGACCTAGGATACAAGAACACCCCTACAGAGAAGGATCTAGGGCCCGTGTACGGCCATCAGTGGCGAACGTGGGATGCACAGCTAGGATACGTCGACCAGATAGCACAAGTGCTAGAAAGCTTGCACAATGATCCGTACAGCAGAAGACATATTGTAAATTCCTGGAATGTCGACCGTGTTCCTGTAATGGCGTTGCCGCCTTGTCATACCATGTTTCAATTTTATGTACAAGATGGAGAATTAAGTTGCCAATTGTATCAGCGTTCAGCAGATGCACCACTTGGGTTGCCATTTAATATTGCCAGTTACAGTTTGCTTACACATATGTTTGCACAACTCCTTGGGCTAAAGGTTGGTGAGTTTATTCATACCTCTGGAGATTTACATATCTATCAAAATCAAATGGAAGGAATAAAAGAACAACTTAAGAGAGATCCGTTACCAGGACCGACATTGGAAATGCCTGAGTTTTCAAATTTAGATGAGTTAATAAAAACAAAACCTAGTGATTATAAGTTGATAAATTATAATCACCATCCTGAAATTAAAATGCCGTTTGCTGTGTAATTTTTCTTGCTGTTCCTTTCAATAAGATAGATAAAGAAAGGAACAGCAATGCAAGGAATGTATTATATAGAAAATACTAAAACTCAGCGTAGATATTATGGAAGCTCGTTTAATATAGAAAAAAAAAAACTAACTCAACATTAACAAGATTTAAAAAAAGGAAAACATCATAATATACAACTACAAAGAACTTATAACAAGTATAGCAAATTTACACGCAACGATAAATCGTATAAGACAAGGAAAACTCCCAACAAGGGGAACTTTTAAAGGAGTAAGTATCTATGAAATATAACCCGATGCCTAGTATCAAAGCGCCAATGGCAGTATGACAGGCAAAGTATCAATCAAAAACAAATATGCATGGTTACCAAAAAAGCTTACCAGCAGCAAGTGGGTGTGGCGGCGTCGTTATATAAAAATTAAGATGACCATTGCTCCGATTGCGGGAACACCGCTTCATGTAGTAACGGTGGAATCATACACACCAAATGACTATATGCTGTTATCGCTCACACGAGATTTTAAAAGAGAAGCAGAAGAAGGTAACCGTGCGTACTATTACTAGTAGAGAAGAAGACAAAGCAGAGACCTGGAAAGCATTAAACAAGCTGCCAGTACAAGTACCAACAGATGCCGCTTTATTTTATTGTCCGTATATTCCGTTACAAATTGTCGGAGCCGTTCCTTCATCTACGACGCCCATAAAATTTAAAACACGGTATGAGATAACACAATGAGTAGAGAAGAAGATAAAGCAGAGACCTGGCGCATAATAAGTCAGCCGCAGGAACGTCCTAATATTAAAGTATTAAAACAACAAGTACATAGCAAGTCGCGGGAATTGAGCGCAACGTGGGCCGTTGAAATGGATGAAGAAATGGAGTCTTATTACGGAATAAATGTCAAGGAAGAACTGCAAAATGCTGTTATAAAGGAAATGGCCGATAGCATCGATCAAGAAATACTAAAATCATTAAAGGGGAAGTTTAAATGATGGGAGTTAATTCAGGATATACGCCAGGGCCTGCATTGCCAGAGCGTGCTATTCAGCAAAGATGGGCATGGCTTCCGCTCAAAAGCAACAGTGGTAAGTGGATTTGGAGAAGTTACTATGTACAGGTAAAAATTTACCAGGATGCTGATGGTAAGACACCGATAAAAGAAATTTACTGGAATTATATATTTACTGAAAATGAATATCTAGTATGGCTACTAAAGAATCCTGTGCCACTACCTCGAGGCAAGCTACAGAGTGTAGGAGTATAATTGCAAGTAAGCCAACTGCTAATGTGCCGCCAAAAGATCTTAGGCGGAGTTGGTTGATTAGCTAGGTCCCGTTGGGAACCTAGCATTTTTATTAATAGTCGCCGTATACCCGAAGGACTTCTTTAACAGCAGCATGTCTTTCGATGTCGCTGTGTTCAAACTCAACAACTGAAATATGAGTTGCATTAAATTCTTTCACTTGTTCAACAAAGTTAAGTAGTCCATTGTCTTTGAGCCTGTCTGCCTGTGCAAGGTCGCCGGTAACAGTCATCTTAGATCCTGTTCCGATACGTGTTAGCAACATCTTCATTTGATTAGGTGTTGCATTTTGCATTTCATCTGCAATAATATAGGCGTCTTTGAATGTTCTACCACGCATGTATGCAAGTGGAGAAATTTCAATCACGCCTTCTGCAATCATGTTTTCAATTTCATTAGCGTAGAAGTATTCTCTAAATACATCAAAAATAGGTCGTGTCCAAGGAGCCATCTTTTGCTCTAGTGTACCAGGCAGGAAGCCCAAATCTTCATCTGCGCTCACGGCTGGTCTTGTAACAACAATGCGATCAACATTCCCATCTAGAAAGCTTTTTACTGCCACCTGACACGCCAACATGGTTTTGCCGGTTCCTGCAGGACCTATTCCGAAGACTATGTCTTTCTGCTCGTCCGTTAGTTGTAACACGTAAGTTTCTTGATTTCTATTTCTTGGGATGATATCGACAGTTTTCTTCTTCTTTGGAAGAAAACTGTTAATTTTAACAACATTAGTGTTTGTGTTGTTGGTATTATTTTTCAAATAGTTCGATTGCTTTTTATTATTGTTAGCTCTAGCTTTACCCATTCAGTCCTCCTGTAGGCAGTTTGACAGAGTGATTGGTCCTTAACAGGACGTTATATTCCCTGCACTTATATTTATCCCCTAGTGTCGTGTTAAAACCACGCATTGAATACAAATGATAAATATAAGTAATACAATTTAGGAACTTTAATGAGCAACATTCTTGACGAATTAGATGTAATTAAAAACATCGAAGGTATGTACGAAAGCAATAGTGCGTTTGAAGTATTAAAAGACTTCGAACGTGTACTCGATGAACTCGACATTTACGTTTACAAAAATTGGCAAGACGGCGAACTTGCTGCTGGCCCAACAATTGATAGACATTGGATTTCAGCTAAATTTTTCTGGAAGAGAGATAAGATGCCAGACCCAATGGGCGGCAAGCGTCTTCTTGATTATGACTGTAAAGTGTCTTATGAAAAGTCGTACATTGCAAAACCAAGAAAAGTAAGAACTCAAGCCGACTTGCGGACTGGTACTAAAAAAGGAAAAATGGAAAAATCTCCTATATGGATTGTTGAAATTCGCATGCCCAAGAAATTGCTTGCTGACATGTATGCTGCTAACTTGGAAAACCTGGATGACATAACAGACGCCGATGTAGAAGAAGAACCGCAGAATGCACTACCGGACGAGATATCACCAGAGGCGGAAGATCAAGCAGCACCGGACGCTGCTGGCGACAACGGAGGTGCTTTGTAATGGGTCTTGGCGCACGTGATTTAAATGACATGGTTGAACAGGTTTTTGAAATTGATTCGTACAGTAGTAAAATGGGAAACGATTCATCCATTGTTGTTGTAAGTTTTACTGTAAGAGAAGAGGCACCCGCACAGGACCTTGTGGCATTTATCGAAAAGGGCTACGGCTTTGTACTAGATGCTGATTGTTCAAGTGGTGAACAAGACGACGGCATGTATCGAGTGTTTGTTGAAATTGAAAGAGATCCAGAAGTTGTTGAACAAATTATGGAATTAATGGATGGCGTTTCAAAACTTGCTGGAAGAAATGACTTTGAATTTCGGTATTACAAAGGTTTTGAAAGCAGACCTCTTACTGTAGAAGAATTAACAAATAGTATTCCTACTGACAAGACATCTTATGAATCTGTAGTAACTGAAACAAATATGAACAACTTTAAGAATTTCTTTAACCGAAGTTATTTAGACGAAGTAACGCTTACGCACGACCAAACACTTAGTATAAAAAAAGTGTTTTCTGACCCAGTTGTATTTAAAGTCAAAGGGTTTGGCGAGAGTGTACAGATAGATAATGCAATAAAGGAAAGAATAAACGTGGATGCATACGCCGAACTATTGTTTTTAACAAAATACATAGGCGATTATAATATAACAAAGTTTGGCGATCATACACTAACCTTTGAAAACAGCGGACACATGTTAGTCCTAGAAAGACTATAAACAAGGAATAGATAATGACATTTAAATTTAATTTTGAAGAGAATATGACCATCGAGCTACTACGAGGTAACAGCGAAGCAGACGATTGGCATGATGCAATGTACGAGGTCCTGCCACTTTGGGACATAGATACAGTTAATCGAGTCGCCGGATTTATATCACAATGCAGTCACGAATCAGGAAACTTTGCAAAGCTTTCTGAAAATATGAATTATAGCGCAGCTAGATTAAATGTAATATTTCCAAAGTATTTTAAAAGGGCAGGACGTGATGCAAACTCATACCACCGTCGCCCAAGAGCTATTGCAAACGTAGTTTATGCAAACAGAATGGGCAATGGCGATGCAGCAAGCAACGACGGATGGAACTTTAGAGGCGGTGGCTTATTACACCTTACTGGAAGAAACAACTATACTGCATTTGGCAAAGCTGTTAGAATGTCGCCAGAGCAGGCTGCTGTATATGTAAGAACCAAGAAAGGTGCAGTCGATAGTGCATGTTGGTTCTGGGAAGAAAACAATCTCAACAAGTTTTGCGACAGCGGCGATGTTAGACAATTGTCAAAAACCATTAACGGTGGGTGGAATGGGTTGGCTCACAGGATAGAGAACTGGGATCACGCTATTGCAGTCCTTGGTGGCGAAGTTAACGTACGATTTGAGACAGTGCGCATAGGAAGCAGAGGCCCAACTGTTCGGGCAATACAAGAAGAACTTGAAATTACAGCCGATGGAATATTTGGAGTCGGAACCGAAGCGCACCTAAGAGCATGGCAACAAAGTGCCGGACTAGTAGTTGACGGAATTGCTGGACCAAACACATTAAAAAAGCTACTAGGATAAACACATGAAAATAGCAGGTGTATTATTGATTGTTATTGCAGTACTGTGTGGAGGATTTTACTGGTATTATCAAAATTCACAGAGCAGAATCGAAGCTCTCAATGCCGATAATGCAACACTAACGATAGCAGTTGACTCAAACGAAGCTGCTATCGTTTCATTACAGCTGGACTACGAACTTGTTCAACAAGAGAGTCGCCGTGTAAATCGTGAGTTTGCAAATGTACGCAGACAAAACAATCTACTAGCCGAAAAACTAGGCGATTCTGATATTGGGTTCTTGGCTGCTAGCAAACCTGAATTAATCGAAAGACTAATCAACAGAGGAACAGAAAGTGCCGGACGATGTTTTGAAATACTGTCAGGTGCGCCTCTAACACAACAAGAAAGGAATGCAACCGATGCGACATCTTTTAATGCTGAGTGTCCTTGGCTTTGGACTAATGGCATGCAGCCCTGAGCAAGAAGTTCTAAAAATTTCAACTACTCCTGTTGCTAGGCCAACACTGTTACTGCCGCAAGCAGACGAAGTAGTGGCGCGGCCGGTAGAATGGATAGTTATTACGCCCGACAACTTTGAAGAAAAGATGTCAGAACTTGCTGCATCGGGGGAAGCAGTTGTGGTGTTCGGAGTTACCGGCACCGGCTACGAAAATTTAAGTTTGAACTTATCAGACATACGGGCATTAGTTGAACAACAACAACAAATTATTATAGCATACAATCGTTATTACAATCAATCAATCAGGGCACTAGACGGAGCAGTAATAATAGACTAATACCGGCATTTAGGAGGGTACCAATGCCAAGAGAATTTCCAGAAGACGTTGAACTTGTTTCTCGCAATAGGCGCAATCTTACAAACAAAGATGCCGCGCACAACCAAGTCTTGCCCAGTCGCACAATCGAGCTAGACTCAGAAGTTGATGCTACTGCAAAAGACTTCGGGCCAAATCCTTATAAAAAATGGATACACATGGCTAGAGCATTTGATGCCTGGCGGCCATTTCCAAGACTGTTTATTGGTATATACATCTACATATTGCATCGTTCTATTGAATGGTACTTGGCGTTGCCTGACCCAACCTTGGAACAAAGCGGTTTTATTTCTGTTATCGTAGGAGCAGGCGCTGCATGGTTTGGTCTCTATGTCGGATCCGGTAGGCACAACAGATAACCTTCAATAAGTATATGCATGAACCATTACAGCATATTAGGCGTTTCTAACACAGCGAGTCAGGATGACATTAAGGTAGCATATCGAAAGCTTGCCAAGCAACATCATCCTGACACTGGTGGCGACGAAACAAAATTCAAAGAAGTTAACGAAGCATACCAAACTTTAAAAGACGAAGACAAACGACGTGCGTACGATCAACCGGCACAAGAAATGAACATTGACCCGAACAACTTTGAGGATATGTTTTCATCATTCTTTAACCAGCGCACTGTACAACGACGCAACAGAGATATAAAGATCGCTATTAGTATCACGTTGGAAGAGGTTGCATCCGGCAAAGAAATAATAGCAAAATATGTATTAGCAACTGGCGAACATACAACTGCAACTATTAAGATACATCCTGGTGCCGAAAACGGCGAAGCAATTAGATACAAAGGGCTCGGAGACAATGCTGCTAGTCAATTGCCGCGCGGCGACTTGTTGGTATTCATAAATGTACTAAATCACGAAAAGTTTGACAGAGACAAAAATCACGTGTATACTACATATGAGATCAACGTACTTGACCTTATACTAGGCACAAAAATAAATATTCAAACATTATTAGGTCACAATATTGCAATTAATGTGCCTGCAGGCACACAACCCGGCACTATTATGAACGTAGCAGGGCACGGGTTACCTAACTTAAAGACCGGTGCCACTGGAAGTTTCTTTGTTGTGTTAAAAGGAAAAGTTCCAGTACTTCTCAAAGACGGCATTTTAACAAGGATCAAAGATATAAATGATGAAATTAATAACGGCGCCTAGTGTGTTGCTCGAGTCACCGGTGTTACCGTTTGACATAGAGAAAATGCATCCGGGGCCAATTGCACTAGACATGATAGACTTAATGAATGTACAAAGTGGGTTAGGGCTAAGTGCAAACCAGGTAGGGTTAAACGCACAAATATTTGTTATGAAAGCAATACTAAACAAAACTTATGGTTCGCCATTGGTGGTAATTAATCCAAACATAAAAAGTATAAGCAATGTAAGAGAAGAAGGCGTCGAAGGATGCCTTAGTCATCCAGGATTGTACTTAAAAGTCAAACGGCCAATAAGTGTTATAGTAGAATTTGAGACGTTGACAGACGACTCAAAGTCTGTTATAAATGTAGAGACCAAGTTTGATGACATTGATGCCAGAGTGTTCTTACACGAGTATGACCACTTACATGGCATCCAATTTATTAATAGAGTCAGTAAACTTAAACTATCAATGGCTGAAAAGCGTAGAACCAAGAAAGAGCATATATGATTGACCCAAGTGAAGCGTTAAAAGTAGTATTCGACACGGCAGTAAAAGATGCTGTAAATAATCAGCACGAATATGTGACGCTGGAGCATTTGCTTAGTGCAATGGTAGACGATCCAGAGTTTAAAGATGTTATTATAGGATTTGGTGCAGTTCCGGATCTCATGAAGATTAACTTAGACAACTATGTTAAGAACAAGTTAGCCGACATCAAAACAGATGAGGAAAATTACAAGCCTAAAAAAACACAAACTGTGGAGCGGGTATTAAATCGTGCATTTGCGCAGATACTGTTTCAAGGGCGCGACCAAATTGAAGTATGCGATGTGTTTATTAGTTTGTTAACCGAAAAGCGGTCGTATGCATACTTTGTTACACAGCAAGCAGACATCGACAAAGAAAAGTTTCTTGCGTATATTAGCGATGATGTCACTGAGGATGGCAGCGGCAAAGGCCCCGAGAATGCAGGGCCTGCTAACAAAGCGCTCAAGGCGTTTACATCAGACCTTAACCAAGAAGTAATTGATGGGAAAATTGATACCGTTATTGGTCGTACAGACGAAATTGAACAAGTTGCGCTAGCACTAGGGCGACGAAGTAAAAGTAACGTATTGCTAGTTGCGATCCGGGCGTGGGTAAAACTGCTATT